CCATATAGCCTTGCGAAGTGTCGCTGACGGCAACAATTGCTGTGGCAGACTGCATGACGTGGAGTGCTTCCTCGAAGCCTTCAAGTCCTGACACGCGGCAGAAAACGAAGTTTTCGCTCTGTGCAAGTCGGTTTCTGTTGGTCAAGTCCTCGAAAAACGAAGTGGCGTTCCATGAGAATGAGGATTGCGGATTGGGAATTGTGGATTGATTCATTTCTTGGGAAATTTAGAATTAAATTCTTGATACTCTCTCGCCTGTGCGTCTAACTCCGTCAGTGCGCGGTGCGTATCAAGGGCGAGAATTTCTCGCTCTTTCGTGATGTCGCCTTTGGTAAGGGCGCGTATCATAGCGTCAACTGACTGTTGGATTTGCTGCCCTGTCGGCAAATTCGATGAGCCGAGCAGGTTATCAGACAGCGAGGATTGGAAGAAATAGTGAAAGCGTCGGGCAAAGTAGCCTTTGACCGATGCGAACCAGTAGAAGGCTGAAATTCTTTCAGCCGGGGATAGCGATAGGGAAATGGGGGATTGATAGAGGATGCTTGCGAGTTGGTCGAGCAGGTCGTCCGACTGCGTGGCGAGATAGCCTTGGTATAGGTTGTCACAGATGATAAATTTCTCAAACGGCACTTCGGAGAAGTCAGGCGAGAATGAGCGGTGGCGACCGATACGAGAGATGCATACTGGCTGCGGCGGTATGGTGTCGAGCCAGTCGAGAGCCGGAATTACTTCGGCGATTTGGTCTGCGGAAACGATGAAGTCTTGTCGGCGGATGCGGCAGAAAAAATCGGCGTTGTGTCGGTGTCTGACTGACAGACCCGACCAACGGAACAGGCAAAGGGTCTTTATCTCATCGAAGGTAAAACCTTTGGCGATAAGTCCGAAAGCATAGCGAAGCTGTTTGTCGTTCAGCTCGTGCCAGCCGCGCGGCAATGAAAGGTCAATGTTTAGCTTGTTATTATCCATAGAGTAGAACTTCCAGGTGTAATGTTTCAGAACCAATAGCCATGCGACTTGATGCTGTTCTTGAATGTCGGTGGGCTGTACAGCTTCGCCACATCCGATGAGTGCCATTCGGGGAAGGTGTCAGGATGCCGTCTGATGTAGTCTACGATGTCTCGCAAAGCTGTTTCGCGCAACGGCTTGCCCTGAACGAGGTCGGCAACGTGTCCCCGGAGTGCGGTGCAAAGTCTGGAGTCGAGAGGCGAGTGTGGGGAGATGATGCCGAGTGTCTCGTCACGGAGACGTTGCATCAATTCGGGGGAAATATACTCGGCAGCGAGGCGGTCTTCCGCAACTGCAATCGCAGGACGCAGTTCCTGAAATTTCTCCCATGTTGCCGCGCCGGCGGCAAGCGGTCGGATGCTGTCACGCGTTGGAAACAGCGTTGCGCGGAAGAACTCGCATTGGGCGGTATTGCGCCAGCCGCCAATCTTGGCGAGCAATGGCAACAGAGAATTGATTGCTGCATCGCGCTGCGCCTTGTGGGCGGCAATCAGCCGTTCCACACGCTCTTTCGATGCAGGTGCGAGGTTTTGGTTGCTGACTACGGCAAAGCCGTTGACCGTCTGTACCAAGTCCAGCGAAGGTATCGCATCGGCGAGTGCCTGATGAGCCGCTATTGCCGTTAGCGGGTTTCGGATTGGAGAATCGGGGTTGTCCGTTATAGCTTCTGCCATCACCGTTTCGGAGCAGAAAGTGGCGAACACCCATTGCTCGGCGGTGTCGAGCCAATGCGCGATGCGGTCAAAGAGAGAGGCTTCGCCTTTGACGGCGCAAACCTGCTGCGGCACGAAGCGGCGCAAGGTCTCATCATTCGGAATCAGTATCATATAGTCGAGAGTTTAGGGTCGAGAGATTAGAGATAGTTCGGTGTCAAGATTCGGAGTGCATATACTCTCTCGCCCCTCGACTTTCCTCTCTCGACTTTGAAGTGGTAACAGTCTTGGCATCCGAGTTTTCATCGAGTGTCGTAAGTTGGATGAACGGCACATCGACTTTGACATAATCCCATTTGTTGAAGCGGCAGATGATGCGTTGTACGGTGAAAAGGAGGTCGTGGTACGGTTTCTGAAGGGCTTGGGCTATGGTGTACAGCTCGCGCTTGTCCGAGCCGGAGTTGTTGGTCTGCGCCTTGCCGGGTACAGACCCGACAAGATTGGAGTGTACGCGGAGCGTGAAGCAGATCATGTTGACCGCTTCCTGAATGTCGCTTTCCCAGTCGCCGCCCTCCTTGGTGTCGTCAATCCTGTTGATTACGACATCGTGCATTTCGTCGCCGTTGGGGTTGACGTAGAACGTTGAAAACCACACCTTGCCGCTGTTCTCGACACCAGTGAGGAAGTCGAGGATGCGCTGTTTCTCCTCCACGATACGTGCTTGCTGTTTTGAGCGGTCTGTTATGCCCTCCGACTTGAATATCGAGTCCCAGTACTTATGCGATACCTCGATGTGATACTTTATAGGCGCGGAGTTCTTGAGCTTGGCTTCTTTTGCCAACCCGATGAGCTGCTTGATGTTGTACCATTTGCCGCGAAAGAGCGCGGCATAGTACGGTATGGGGTAATACGTGCTGTCGGGTGTCGGCACGCGGCTGACAATAGCGAACTTGCGGCACTTGTCGCCGTTAGCGAGCCTTTCGCGGAGGTCGCAAAAAGGCGCGGCAGTGTCAAGCATCTCGATGACCTCGCAGTCTTCAAGCGTGGCGAACTTTCGCCAGTTGGCGAAGTAAAGGCGCGGTATCTTGCCGTGTTTATCCGCAGGTGCAAAGCGGCAATAGCAAGCCTCCTTGCGGACGAGCCGCACAATCTTTGTCCCCTCGGCATTGAGGATGATCACGCTGACGGCGAAAGCGAAGTGCTTGAAGTCCTGACATACGCCGAGGAAGTAGGAAGCGAGGTCGTTGTCGAGCGTGAAGTCCTCGACCTCGCCCTTGACCGAAGCGGAGGCTTGGGCGCAGTCATAGACCAGTCCCGCCCCGTAGCATACCTCGGCGTTGAACATCTGACAGGTGGCGAGGGTTTCGTCCGATTCTATCAGATCGATGATGTCGAACGGCATTTGGTTTGTCGCGCCCCACGGCATATAGCTGTGGGTGTCGGAAAGGGTAGTCGGTGTAACCTCGCCGTCCTCCTTGAAAACCGGCTTAGGCTCGGTGAACGCCACCGAGGCGCGTGCATTGGGCAGTGTCTCTACCGAACTGAAAAGTAATTGCTCCATAGTCTTGTGGGTTGTGATGCCA